AGTCCCGCTCCTCGATGGGCTTGTCGGCCCCACAGGCGCACGGCTTCCCGTCGCTCATGGTCACGCTGTCGCAGCGCCTCTTGCACACACTCCCGCCCCACATCTCCATATGCTGGGTGAGGGTCTGGCCGCCGATGAACGTGATGGGCAGGCGGGACACGGGCAGGAACACCTCGTGCTGGCCGCCGCCGGGGCCGTCCGTCCACTTCTTGGCCCGCCCACCGTACACGGCGGCGAAGGCGTCCACGACCTTGCGGTTCGGGGAGGTCACCCGGATCTCGTTGACGAGGCGGGAGGGCGCCGAGCCGTTCTTCTGGCCGAGCCGGATGCGGAACAGCTCGGCGTGCTTGCGCTGGATCTGGAGGATGCTCACGGGCGGCGCAACTTGAAAGTCACGACGTTGCCGTACTCGAACCTGGGCGAGCCGATCTTGAAGCCACTACCCAGCGCCCAGGCCCGAGCGTCGGCCACGGCGAGTGCGAGGGAGGTGGTCGATCCGACCATCTCATCGACAGCGATCTCGGCACAGCCCTCGTCAGGGCAGTCGGGGTGGATCGGTGTCTCGATGTAGCCCCTGTAGTCGATTCGCCAGGTGCCGCCGTCCAGGTTGATCCGGAGGGATTCTGTGTTCATGGGGAAAGTGTACCATACCTTTCTAGGAGAGGATCGCTGCGTGGTCCTTGACCTGTGGCATCCGCTCGACCACCTCGTACGCCACGGCCACCATATGGGTGAACGCCTCGAACTCGGCCCGGCCGCACCGGTACGGGATCAGGTGCGTTGTCCCGTGGTCGACGTGCAGCACGCCACCGGCCTGGGTCTCTGGCACGGGCATTTCTGAGCCGTCCGGCAGGCCGAGGAACTCACCGAAGCGGTAGGCGGCGAGCTGGTAGGCGGTCTCGGCCCACGCATTGTTGCCGGTCTTGTAGTCGAGCATCGCCACGGCCCCGCCCCACGCCTCGACCTTGGCGAACAGGTCGCCCGTGCCGGCGTAGCGGAACTGGCGGTTGTAGACGGTGGCCTCGGCAGCGATCGGCTCGATGCCGTACTTCTCGAACGCTCGCATGATGCCGAGGCACTCGTCCACGTACTCGGCCGGCGGGTCGGGCTCGTGGCCCAGCACCCAGTTCTCGGCCCAGTCGTGGATGATGTTGCCCCGCACGCTCGAAGCGTCCTTCACACGGGTGTGCTCCCGCTTCCAGTCGGTCTCCCAGTCCTTGACGTACCTCGTCTTGGTCTTGAGCACCTTCTCGACGGGCAGGGGCGGCTCCTCGCCGTGCTTGAGCACGTAGTCGAGGGTCTTGCGGGCCTCGATGGCCGTGAGCTTGCAGGCCCACGGCACGAGCGCCTCCTTGGCGAGCGACTTGGAGAGGATGTTGGTGACCGACAGGAACTTCTCGTCGTTCCAGGTGTACCACCGGCCGTCGTCGTTGCTGGCTGCGTTCAGCGGGGAAGTCAAAGCCCGCCGCCCGTGCCCAGTTCTTCGATCTCGATGTCACGGACATCGAAGTCTCTCGGCCCCAGGTCAGCAGCGACTTCCTCGGCGTGCGCCGGGCTGTCGGCCGTGATCTCGGCCACGCTCGTTAGGTACACCACGTAATCCGGCACTAGTAAACCTCGGGAACGTACTTGTCCACGACACGCTGGTCGTAGCCTTGGGCGAGTAGGGCCGGACGGAGCAGAGCGCCGGCCACATCGGCGGCGTTGTAGCTCTCGACCGACGAGTCGAGCGTCAAGGTGATCGACCCGAACGGAGTCTCGATCTTGACCGTTGACCACGAGAGCGGGGCGACGGGCTCATTCATAGTTACCATCCTTTGTTCTTACTCATCCATCGAGGAAGTTCCTTCAAGGGCCGGTCAACGTCACGGTTCTTCCGAAGGTGTCCCTTTAGACTATCAGGGAGATCCTCAGGCTGGGGCGCCCACCCGAGCGGCTCTCGCTCTAGGTAGTCGGCCGCCGCCCGCAGCAGAACAGGGTCGTCCTTGGCGATCGGCAAGAGTTGTTGGTTGCACCGGGCGCACAACAAGCCACGCACGGCCCCCGTCTTGTGGCAATGGTCTACGTCGAGATTCCTGCCGCCGGGCGCTGGCCGAGAACAGATGGCGCACACGCCTTCCTGTTCTTCCTTGATCTCAAGGTAGCGGGCTTGGTTGATTCCATACTGCGCCTGGAGATACTTGTCTCGTCGTCGCTCATTGGCCGCCACACCGTTTGTCGCTTGGATGATGACACGACACTCATCACAGTACCACTTGCCCTGCTCCTTTAGCCCACCACACCGGCATAGGATTCGGCGTCGTACTTCGCCAGAAGGTGTGGTGTAGTACCACTTAGCGATACAGGGGGCGCACCGCATCTTCCTGGTTCCTGGTTCTTTGGGGCCTCCGCACTCTTGGCAGGCGGCTCGGTCGTTGTGGGTGCCAGTTCCCTTGATGCCTGTTCGAGGCGCTCGGCCTGCTGGATGAAGTACGCGGCCCGCTCCCTCGCTACCGATGCTCGGTGTCGGAGGCTTGCCGGGGAATAGCGATCGTCTGTCGGTGTCATCTGTCTCTCTCGTCACGTCTGAGCCTCTAGTCTACCGTGCCAGATGTCGTGGATTTCCTCGTCAATGACCACGGCCCCGCACCGCCGGCACACCCGGCACGGCACGGGCAGGCGCTCGTACAGCCCTCGCCCCACGGCGAACATGATGCCGTCAGCGTAGCCGAGGAACTCATCCACCATCGGGATCATCCACCATCCAACTCAGCCAGTCGATCACGGCTCCTGCACCTCCAGCATATGAGGTGGGAGGCCGCCCCAAGTCGAGAGCCACAGCGTCCCGCCTTGGGCTAGGTGGGTTAGTTCTATCTCGTCCAGTTCCCACGCCACACGCACGGCACCCAGCGCCACCACGGCGGGGCACGGCTGGCATCCGGCCATGTCGTCGGGCGGCTGGAACACTGTGGCCTTGGCGTCCGGGTCGGCCGAGCGCCAGTAGTCAACATCCTTCGTCGTGAGCATCTGCTTCGGTCTCATGCCACGTCACCCCATCGCTCGCCTGGTCCGTTGGCGTGGGCAGGAAACTCCACGCCTCGGAACTCTGTCTCCAAACATTCCTTTACACGAGCCGCCATCTTCTCACCCTCTCCCTTGGGGAAGCAACAGATCACCTCGTCGTGGACGACAAGCCGGATTGTGTCGGCCAAGCCAGCGTCGTCAATCCTCTCCAACCCTGCCTTCATCAGGTCCGCACCGCTTCCTTGAAGGAGATAGTTCGTGAGTGCGTACATCCTGCTCTTTGGCACAGCGACAGTTCGTCCGCCAGCGGTCTTGGCCCACGCCAGCCCATCCTCGGCGTGGCGCTCCTTGCCCTTATTGATGACCTGTTGCATGAACCCCGACACAGCAGGGTACGCAGCCTTGACCGCCTTCTCGAAGTCGCCAGGCCGGGTGTGTGCGGTGAGTGCAAGGCGTTTCTTGGCGGCACCGTAGCAGTATCCGTAGTAGGCGTTCTTCGCCCACCCTCGCTGTTCCTTGGTGTAGTCAGGACCGTACATCTTGTGGGCAATGTTGCCGTGGATGTCACCACCGTTCAGCACTTCGTCAGTGAAGCCAGGGTCAGCCACAAAGGCTGCCATCAGCCTGGCCTCTTGGCCGTCGTAGTCGATGGCCCACATCTCGGTGCCCTCGTCGGCGAGCACACAGTCACGCACCTCGGGACCTTTCGGGAGCTGTTGGAGCGGCGGCTCGGAGATCGCCATGCGCCCGGTCGCCGCCCGCAGCGACGAGATGTTGGCGTGCATCCGGCCACCGCTGTCGAGCATGGGCTGAACGTACGACGTGGCCCACTTCCCGAGCCGGCGGTACCGCAGCACCATCCCAGCGATCTCGTGGTCGAGGCCGGCGAGCACGTCCTTGTTGACACAGACTTGGCCGGTCTCGGTCAACAGGTCGGGCTCCCAGCCCTCGTTCTCCAGAGCCGCCGCCACCTGCCGCCCGCTGTTCGGGTTGGCGATGGCGTAGCCGGCGAGCCGCTCACCGATCTCGGCCTTCTCGGTGGCCCACCCGTCGAGCAGGCGCTCGGCGTAGTCGAGGTCCACGGCCAGCCCTCGGGCCGACACGTCCGCCATCATACGGGCGCACCGCATCTCCCGGTCGTACTGCGGGCGCACCTTGTCGAGGCTCGGCGACAGGTCGTTCCAGATCCGGGCCGAGAGGCAGGTGTCGAGCGCACCGTAGCCCCAGTACGCAGGGTGGTCGACGGGCACGGTCGCCCAGTCCCACCCGTTCTTGGCCTTGACCTGATCCAGCCACCGCTCGCCGGCCCGCACTTCCCTCCCGTAGAGCTGGCCGGCCACGCTCTTGAGGCCGTGCCAGTCGGCGGGGTAGAGCAGGTGGTGGGCGATATACGTATCTTGCCATTGTTCGCCCGTGTTGAAACACGCCTGCTGGAGGAACGCCTCATCGAAGCGGCTGTTGTGGTTGGCGATGCGGCCGGCGAAACGCTTGAGCGCCTCTTGGATCGGCCCACCGTTGGCCTCCCCGAAAGGCAGCGCCCACCCGTGGTTCTCGTCGCCGAACTGCACGAGGCGAATCCTGTCAGCATGCTTGCCGTACGGCTGCAATCCAGTAGTTTCGATATCACAACTCACGATACCGTTTGGCTGCCAAGCCCGAAAGTTCTCAAGCTCTGCCTCCGAGTCCACAAGCGTTAGTTCAATCTCAGCGGGGGGCACTCTGTCCATGAGGACATCCTCCATGCGACTTTGCAAAGTTGCAGTTGTGACAAAGGATCTGGAATCCTGTCGGCCAATCGTTGTCCCTGAGCCAGCGATAGAAGGCTCGTCCATTCCCAATCTCACGGCGATGGTTGTTGCCGCCGCCGTCTATGTGATCGACACACAGGAATCGCTCATGCGCCTCGCCACAACAAACACACGCTCGTCCGTACGCATCCAAGACGCTTTGGCGTAGTGCTTCGCCCGTCCGCCTAACCGAGATTCGGTAGCGTTCGAGAGACGCCTCTTTCTGCTCTGGTGTTAGCCGATTCCTGTATCCCTGCTGGCGAATCCTGTTGCACTCTCTGCACCACGGCCGTCCTGAGCGGTCCCGAACATAGTGCGCAGCATCATGTCCATGCAGACAACCCAGTCTCATTTGAGACGAGCCTCAGACGTTCTTGAGCGGACCGTCGAGCAAGGCGTACCCGGCAGCAAGATCCTTGTTCCACGGAGCGGACGGCTGGTTGGCTCGCTTGACTCCGATGTACTCGGCGGCGGCGATGGCCTGGGCCGTGGGCAGGTACTTGCCGATGCCGCCCGTGCAGCGGTAGGCGTGGTTGCCGCTCGCTCCGTTGGTGAAGAAGATGATGCGTTCCACGATATCCTCCGTGGGGTCGGGTGTTGCGGTCGTCGCTCGCTGGATGGCGGGCAACACAAGGTCTCTGAACTGCTTGATGCGGGTCGAGCCGGGGCACGTCTTGCCTCGCACGTTCGTCCACACACCAGGGTACAGCGAGTGGTAGCCCATGCCAGGGGCGAACGGCGAGGCTGGGATCACGGCCGGGATGTCGAGGTTGCGGTTGAGCCACACCCCGGAGCGCACCAGCTCGTTGATCTGGTACTCGTTCCACGGCTTGCCCTCGGGGTTGCCGTCGTCCTCGGTCTCGGTCGAGATGGCGCCGACCCACCCGCCGAGCGAGTCGTTCCACCACCTGTTGGCCTTGTAGTTGGCGTCGGCCGAACGGTTGAACGGGATGAACTGTTCGTGGCTGTTCCACCGCAGCCACGTATGGCTCTCCAGGTTGATGTCGTGGCGCTCGAAGTAGCCGTAGAGATTCGTGGGGCCGGGCGCATCGACGGCCGTGTGGAGAATCCACTGGACGGGCGTGATGGCGGGCTGGGTCAGGTGCTCGGGCAGCGGACGCCAGACGATGGCGGGGTCACGGTCGGTCGGCATGTTCTAGTTTACCTCATCCCGCCACGCCGCCTCGACGTGGGCACGGGCCTCATCGAAGGGCTCCATGTCGATCCGAGAGACAGCGTAACCAGAGCGTGCCGGGCGGGACGTTGCGGTCGACCACCACGTTCATGCCGGCGAGCTTGGTGGCGCACGGTGCACGGTCGAAGTAGGGCGTGGTCCGTAGCCTCCCGTCCTGCACCTCCTTCCAGAACTGGGCCTGGCCGATAATCTCCTTCGCCTTTCCCCATCCGTCTGACCAGAACTTGAGATACTGTGCTGCCGTGACAAGAAGGGCTGGGTCATCACGAAACATCCCTAGCCCGCCGTTGCAGGTGGGGCACAGCAGTCCCCGCACGTCGTCTGTCTCATGGTCGTGGTCAACACAGAGAGGGCGAGCGCCAGTCTCGGGGGAGAGTCCGCAGATGGCACAGACACCTCCTTGGATTTCCAGCACATCCGCCCAGCCCTGCTCGTCCACCCCGTAACGCCCTAGCGTCCGTCGTCTGCGTAGTTCTGCCTGACGTTCGATGCGCTGGCTGTTGTACTTGCGGCGGCAGTCCTTGCAGTCTGGCCGCCGCCCGTCCTTGCAGCTCCGCTGTGCATAGAACTGATCTAGCGGCTTGGTCTCGTGGCACTTCGTGCATTGCTTCATGCTGTCTCCTGGGCTGCGATAGCCAAGAATCTCCAGGCTGCGTGGATCAAATGGTGTGCGCCTGATTCTGTGTCGAACGTGTGCCCGAGCAGCCATTCTCCGTAGTGGGCGGCGGCGGCGTCCGGGTGCGAGGTGTCAATCATCCAATGTACCTTAGTGCCAGCGTCCCTCTTGCTGGCACCATCGCCCGTGGGAATACGTAGCATGTCGGTGAACTTGGCGAGGATGTCGTCTGTCTCAGCGCTCACGTCTGTTCTCCCATTCCGTGCTCCAGGCAGTAGCCGAGCGGCACGATCGCATAGATTTCGTCTTGGTCGTTCACGAGGGCGTGCTTGATCTCGACCTCGGCGGGCTGGCAGCACGGCTTGGGCGAGGAGCACGTCTCGTGGCCCTTGCCGGCGGCGTAGGTCACACCAACTCCCCGCCGTTGTCCATCAAGAACCTCCGGGCCGCAGCACGGGCATGGGACTTTGCGCCGAAGCCGATGGTGGCCTTGCCGTCCCACTCGAACCTCCAGGTGTAGAACCTGAACGCCACCCGCCGCACGTCGATCTGGGGGGCGCTCACACCAGCACCTTGGCCGCAGCGGCCAGCTCGTCCATCCGGCGCCGCACCGTGGCGGCCGGGCCGTCCGTGTCGGGCGGCACGAAGTCGTCGCCCTGGGGGTCGACACCCATGCCGGCGCAGTACGTCTCGTACAGCGTGGCGGCGCAGCCCTTGTAGGCTTCGGTGGCCTCGGCCAGGTTGCGCTCCAGGTTGGCGATCTCTCGGCGCAGGTGGGCGTTGCCGCCGCCCCCGATGTTGTGCTTGCGGTGTGCCACTAGCGTGCCTTCCTTTCCTTGGCGAGGCGGATGCGCCGCTTCTCGTCCTCGTTCAGTTCTCGGATGGGCTGGGGCACCACCACGAGATGCTTGCCTTCGGTCTCCACGATCTCGCCTCGGGCCAGCGCCTTCTCAACGTACTCGTCCGAGACTCGGATCAGGTACTCGCCGTCAGGTGTGTTCACTCGTCGCACGTTCGTCCTCCTGGGAAAGTAGACTATCACAAGACCAGCATATATCGCCTGTCAAGCGCCGTCCGCAGAACTGGCAGAACGAGGGCCACCCGCCGGCCGGCGAGGACCACGAATCGACGTGGCCGGGGTCAGCCACAACCATCTCGGTTACCTCTTAGCCGAGCGGCGGCTTTGGCTACCTCGACGGGCAGGCGGTAGCCGTAGGGCAAAGGACCACGACTGTTCTCGATAGCGAACAGGAGCCAGTCGGCCACTCGCTTGCCGTCCTGCCACACGTCCCACTCAGTTTGCCCCATCGTCTGCCTCCACCTCGATCGCTACGCTGTCCAACTCGATCTTCCGTTGCGCCGCTTCGAGCCGGGCCTTGAGGTCGCCCACGTCAATGTCAGCGTCCACTTGCTGCACCCGCAGGATCATCTCGGGCGTGGGCTTCGTCCACTCGGCCGGCAGGTGGCTCTCCAGCACCTTCGTGGCGGCGTTGATGTCGCCCTCCTGGCCGGCGGCCCACATCTTGGCCTCGACCCGCTCGATGCGCTCGATCAGCGCATCCTCTAGCCGGGCTCGGGCATCGGGGTTCATCTCGAACCAGGCCGCCAGCTCACGGTGGTCGGCGTGCACCTGGCGGGCGGCCGACCGCTCGCCGACACCGTCTCGCCGCATCTCCAGGTACATCTCCAGCACCTCGTCGTCGGGCGTCACGACTGCTCATTTCTGCCGAAGTGGGCTGCCTGGGCCGGCTCCCATCGCTGGTCGAAGATGGACCAAGCGCAGGGGTAGAACCCGTCGCCGTCAGGCTCGGCGATGACGTAGTCGCCCACCTCAATCGGGACCCACCGCTGGGCCTTCTTGACCCACAGGGACGCCGCACCCTCGAAGTCCACGCCGAGCCCGTACTGGTGGGAGGGCTGGTCTATCCACGCTCGGATGGCGTCGGCGTTGCTCCCCGTCCAGCGCATCGCCTCGACCTCACAGGGGCGAGAGCGGTAGCGGAGCGGGTGCACATACTCGCCAGAGACTTCACTCATGTTGCTTTCTTCCATCCTGCGACCACACTTGACGGGTCGCTACTCGGGAACGCCACTCGCACGCCCTTGATGAATCGCTTGCGGCTGTTGCCCTCCACGATGCTGATGCCGGGCATGTCGCCGAGCCGGGTGTAGAAGTTGGGGCGGGACACGGGCCGCATCCCTCCGTCCTTGGCCCACGACTCGTACTGCTCGTAGGTGCGGGGACCGTCGAGCCGGGCGTCCGGGTCATCAGGCACAACGGTCATGGTCTCCTCGACATAGCGGGCCACGGAATCAGTCTCCAGTTGGAGGCTGGCCTCGGCGAGCGCCACGGCCGCCGGCCGCTCGAACTCCTTGCGGGCCACCAACCTCGCCGCCGCCCGCACGGCGTGGGCGAGCAGGCCACGCAACTCCTCGGGCGTGGTCACCTTGTTGAGGAAGTCAGGGTTGGACGGGTGCTCGACCGTGAACGGTATGACCAGCCACCGCTGCGTGTATGCGGCCCCGCTCTCGTGCGTGCCGGCGAACGAGTTGCCGGCGAACAACAGCTTGGCCGTGTTGTAAAGGGCGAAGGTTTGCTGGCCCTTATGTTCGGCCAGCACCGGGTCACCACCCACGATTGACTTGAATACGGTCGAAGTCTTGGGCGCATAGGCACCAAGATCGCCGCTTCGGTTCACCAACTTACCTTGCAAAGAGGCACGAGCGAAGCGGTGGTCATCGAGATCCTGCAAGGAAACGGTGGCCTCATTCTCCGAACCGACCAGTGCTCCAAGCAGGTTGAGAAGGGTGCTCTTGCCGGTGTGCGGGGCACGACTGTAGAGGAGAATGGCCTTCTTCAAGTTGAAGGCGGGCAGCAGGCAGTAGCCGAAGATCTCGTGGACCAGGGCCACCATGTCCGGGTCCGGGAACATCGTCTCCAGCGAGGCGTCGATGTTCGGGCACGAGGCGTTGGGGTCGTAGTCGTGGTCGAGCACGTACTGGAAGCAGTCGGCGGCATCGTGCGGGCGCAGCGACGGGTGCGGGTGGGTTGAAATATCCACCGTGCCGTTGGCGGCGTTGATGAGGTACTTCGTCTCGGGCGGGGGGGCGGGCGGCATCAGCGGCTCGATCCCCCGCAGCAGGTACCGCACGTTGCGGGCCAGCGCCGCAGAGAAGTCCTCGGGAAAGAGGATCTCCAGCCGGCGCTGCACCTCGTCGGTGCCACGCCTGTCCCAGCACTTGCCGTTGTAGCGGTAGAGCTGTTCGTCGTGGCCTCGCAGGATCGGGGCTGGTGCTTGGTCCTGCACCATCAGCAGAACCTTGGCATCCGAGGGCTTGTCTTGCGTAGTCACCCTACAGTCTATCGCCCAGCCGGTAACGGGCCTCGGCCTCTAGCAGGAGCATCGTCCCCTTCGACAGAGGCCCGGTGTCGTTCAACCAACACGCACCTGGCGGGAGCGGAATCCAGTGCGCCGTCCGGGCGAACGTCGACCAGTCGATCTTGAGCCAGCGCATCATTTCGTGCCAGCCTTGAGCCCACGGACGATGCGGTGAGCGTCGAGATCACTAGCACACGTCGCCATAATCCACAGCGGGAGATCGGTGCGGCTGGGTGAACTGCTCCAGTTGCCCCCTCGGGCCATCACCACGTACTTGCCGTCAACTCTCGCCACCTGCCAGTCGCCTTGCTCGTACCACGTTCGGCCCGCACTCACAGATCCACCGTGTGCATCGAGGTGCCCTTGGACATCTTGCGATAGCGGTCGCCGTTGCGCTTGGCGGCGAGGCGCTCGGCCTGGGCGAGCAGCGACCCGGCCGGCGAGCGGTCCTCGTCCACCGGCACGACCCGACCCGGCTTGGCGGGCGGCGTGTAGACCACGCCCACGTCCACGCTGTCGAAGTCATCGAACGCCAGGTCCGGCTCGGCGTCACGGTCGAACGCCACGAGCGCCGGATAGACCTCAGCGACGATCAGCCCTGCTGTTTGCTCATCAACCCTGCGCTCTCGCATGATGCTCTGGATGGCGGACTCGTACGATTCCATGCTCGACCTCAATCTAGTGGGAGTGACACGATGTTGTGAGATCCACAGTCGCCACACTTGACGACGAACCCAGGACCATGATGACCGGCTCGGAGTTGGAGGTTCTCGATCTTGTTGTTCTGCTTGTTGCCGTCGATGTGATGGACGGTTTCTTCTGTCCGCAACGGGCGTCCGAGATGTCGTGCCATCACAAGCCTGTGTTCCAGTAGCCGTGACTTCTGCGGGCACATCGACACGAAGGGGTCATCTTTCGGTATCGTCACGATCACATAGCCTCGTGAAGTTACACACCGTCCGCCTTGCCAAGCTGAACTCTCTGCTCCCTCCGCTCGGATCGGATCGTCGGTCGTCCCTCGGCGGCGCTGTCGTGAGTAGTGTGTGTTACACAGTCCACGCCCCTTGGCCGGGCGTTCGCATCCCTCGACGGAACAAACACAGCCAGCCGCCCTCTGACGCTGGCTAACAAGAACGCCGGCCTTGCGTAGCCGTTGGTAGTGGGCGCTGCACACACCCCGACTTCTGATCTTTCCGTTGCATCCTTCTACAGCACACATGCAGCCAGTGTATCATCTGAGGTTGAACTCTGGCCCCGCATCTCCGGTCCTGTAGATTCTCATGTCGTCACGCACGGCCATCGTGCATCTTACACACCTGCACCCGTGCCGACGATACCTTTGTGGGGTCCCGTGCTCGGCCGGGGTGCGGGGGTCGTTCGGTGATTCTTCCTTTAGGGTCGGGGCCTTGGCCCGCAGCTTGCGTTGCATCTCGTTGCGCCGGGCCACCCACGCCGGGTCCGTCGCTCTCTTGTGCTTGGCGTAGGCCCGTTGCTGCGCCCGGCGGGAATCAAGTTGTGCATTGGTGAGCTTGGTCGACGCCATCTTGATCGGACCCTCACCGTAGTCGGTGAGCGTCTGATCGTAGCGGAACGGCCGGCCGACAGCCACCTACTTGCCTCGCCTCTGCTTGGCCTCGGCCAGCGCGCCTCGGAGCTGGCCCACCTGCACCAGCACCAGATCCGGGGTCGCCACCTTCGCCAACAGCACGTCGGCCTCGTCGGGCGTGAGCGCCGGCACGAGGTTGTTGAGGGCCTGCGCCAGGTTGTGCACCCACCCCACCCTGTCCTCGTCCGGGGCCTCGACCTCGGGCAGCGCAGCCCGCAGCCCCACGGCCCGCTCTAACTCATCGAGGTTGGGGCGAGGCTGGTTGAGCAGGCGCACGACATCATCTCGGTGCTGGCGGCTGGCCTCGGTCTCGATCTTCTCGATGCGGTCGAGGATCTGCTCGTCCCGGTGCACGGTAGCCCTGCTGCGCCCGAGCATGTTGCCGAGCGTGGTGAGGCGGTCGACCTTGGGCTTGGCGACGACCGGCTCATCGAACCGGGTCTCGCTGGCCTCGGCGGCGGCTGTGCGGGCACGGGCATCGGGCGTCGGGCCTTCAAGGTTCGTCTCGGTCTGGACGGGCCTTGCCTGGCCGCCCTTCCTCGCTCCCTCGGCCTGGGCCTCGGCCCCTTGCCGACGCAACTCCACGTCGTACTCGGCCGTAAGCTTCTTCAACAGGTCTCGCCTCTGCGCTGGAGACAAAGAGCGTCGGACCACGTTGCTCTTGATCTGGTAAGCGATCCGATCCCAGGGCGTGAGACCAGGCAGCACGACCGTCGTGTACTCGATGCCGTGCTTGTCACAGATGGCCTTGCGGTTGTTGCCGTCAAGGACTTCTCCATCTTCTGAAAGCACGATGGCCGAGGTGGGCCAGAAGCCATGCGTGAGGATGGACTCCTCCAGGTTTGCCGCTTCTTCATCCGTGAGCGGGGGCAGTAGGTTCTTCACGTCTCTCCTTGGAAGTGTTCGAGATACTGAATCGCCAGCTTCATCCTGTGCTGGTCGTCGTTGAACTCAACCCTCGGCCTCCAGTCGGCGCAGCTCGGCGGCGGCGTCGTTGGCGATACGCTGGGCCTCGGCGATCTTGTTCGCCTTGATCTTGGCGGCCCGATCGGCCGGGCTCAGGTCGAGCAGGTCGACCTGATCGGCGTGCTCGGTGTAGGAGGTGATGGTTCCGGGGATGCTACGCATTAGTATTGCTCCTTAGTTGGTTGAGATGTTCGGCGCACAGGCCGAGAGAAGATGAGGCGGGCAGATCGCACGGACCACGATCGGACTGGCTATCAGCCCAGCACGATAGTAGCACGCCCTCAATGTCACGGCCCTGTTGCGAGGTGGCCCACCAGTACAGGCCCCACGCTCGCCGAGCCGGCGGGTCATTGAGTGTATCACCCGGCACGAGCGGCCTTGCGGCGGGCAGCGGCCTTGCGGAGAGCCTCGGCCTGGCGGGCATCGAGATCGGCCAGATCCCCGGCCTCATCGAGGTCAGCGAACAGACGGTCCAGGTCATCGAGGTGCTTGCTCATCAGTAGCTCCTCATCTTGACGACGACGACCAGCCGCAACTCGCCGCTCTCGATCTCGTCTGCGAGGTCAAGCGCAGTCCGCCCCTCGCTCGCCGTGCCTGGCGATGCGTCGGCAGCAGCGTAGAACATCAGTGCATCGTAGATGATCTGCTCCGAGGCGTTCATGCCAGCGCACCGCACGAGCGGCAGCGCACCGTCGTGGTCTCGTAAACCTCGGCAGGCTCGGCAACAAGCACGCCGCCGCACTCCACGCATTTGAGACCGTCGAGCAGGATGCACGGGTCGTTGGTCCAGTCGATGTCAGGCTCCATTGCGCTCCTCCGATTGGCTGGGCCAGCGAGATGGTTGGTCACACTCGGGGCAGACTTGGACGTACGAGATCAGCACGAGGTGGCACCCACACTCGTGGCACTGGGCATCCTGGTCATAGAACGTCACGAGTACACCACCGTGAACCCGGCGTCGTGCAGGTGGTCGAGGAAGGCCTGGGCCTCGTCCTCGCCGGCCCCGCTGTAGGGCAGGCAGGCAGCGATCACGCCGAGTGGCTCGGCCAGCTCGTCGCCGTGCTCGTCGGTGATCGGGCGGCGCTCGTCGTCGCCCTTCACGAGCCGGTAGCCGGCCGCCGTCAACTTCTCGGCCAGGAACGACGTGCCGGACGGCGGGATCGGCTGGCCCGTGGCCTCGTGGATGGCGGACTGGATGCTGTAGGCCGGGCTCACCCGGCGAGCGGCCAGCTCGGCATTGTTGAGGAGCAGGCTAGCGATCGTGCGGGCCTCGTCGGGGGTGAGCTGGGCGAAGGACGAGATGTCCTCCCGGTTCACGAACAGGGCCACCAGCCCCTCGCTGTTCGACTCGAACACGTTGACGTTCGTGCCCTCGTCGTCCTGGGTGGCGTCGGTGATGGTCATGTGGTACCTCCGGGGGTGATGATGGTCCCGGCCTGGGGCGAGTGACCGCCCGTGCCGTCGTTGTCGTTCAGCGGGCTATCGAAGCAGCCGTAGTCCAGTCCGAGGCCACCGTTCGGCTGCCAGTCAGCGGGGCGGCCAGCGCCCCAATCCTTGCCAGTGCCGCCGCCCTCTTGCTGGTCGAGGAGGATGGGCTCGTGACATTGGACGCACTTGGCGGTGGTGCCCTCGGGGAAGTCGAAGATACTGTCGATGCTCACGACTGCACCCCGCACGCCTTGAGGAAACGGTTCGGATCGAAGTTGGCGTTGTCGCCCTCGAAGTAGACGCACAGGGCCTCGGAGATGTTGTTGACGGCGGCCAGGAATCCGTTGTCCCAGTCGTCCAACGCCCGATCCTTGGCCGGTGTCTGCGCCTCGATGATCTCGGCGATCGCTTCGTAGTTCTTGCGGGACAGGCTCATCTTACTTTCCCTCCAGGTTCACGAGCTGGGACGAGTCGATGGTCAGCAGGAGCCGGCCGCAGCGGACAACGGTGTCGCCCTCGGCGTTGGTGCCGGCCGTGTCGACCGTGAAGTAGCGGCCCGTGGACTGGTCGAGGAACGTGTCGCCCTCTCGCAGGTTGACGGCCGGGATGGCCGGGGCAGCGTGCCGGCGGTCGATGATGGTGTGGGATGTGCTCATGTCGTCACTCTCTCATGGCCAGGCCCGTTAGGGCAAGAGGATCTTTCCTGTTAGGACGGCCTAACGAGCCTCGAACCCGCTCGCCTCGATGGCGCCCTCGATGGCTCTGGAACCACTCGCCGTCGACCGGCGCAGTAGGTGGGATCGTAGCTCATGGTGCCTCCAGGGGCAGTCGGCGGGCCGTCTTGTAGGGGGCGGCGTGGAGTGTGCAGGCGAACAGAGACAGGTAGCGGGGCGGTGCGCCCGGCACGAGATGCGTGGCACGAGTCTCCTCGCCGGCCACCTGGCAGCGCTTGCAGAGGTTCACCGCTCTTCCTCATATCCATCGAACCATCCGTCTCCGTGCGTGTCGTCACGCCGGCAATGGGCCTGGGCATCGGCCAGCGACAGGCGCCGGGCGATCACCTTAGCGGGCGTGTCGGCGTCGAAGAACGCCCGCACGATTCTGTAGGTGGGCTCCGTGTGGGTCACGATCCATCTCCGTTCCGGGTGTGGTACCAGCAGAGTTGAGTTACGGCGGCGTCGTGGGCGTCGAGGTTGTGGCGGGTGCCGAAGATCGTCAGCAACGCCCGCACCACCCGCTCAGGGCGGATGGGATCGTTCAGCGGCACCTGCGACCAGCCCTCACCGATGCACAGGGCCTCGGTCGGGTTGAGCCGGCGGGTGCGGGTGCTCGGCGACGGGTCGCCGATCCAGCCCTCGGTGAAAGTGACGTGGCGGCCGGCGGGCGGGCGCAACGTGTCGGTGGCCGGATCGTAGGTCAACTCGCCCACGACCTCGAACGGGGAATCACTCATATTGCAACTCCTAGTGTAGGCAGTCAGCCGGCCCGAATCTCTCCGGGCCGACCTCAGCCAACGCTAGCTCAGGACCTTGACGACTCGCCCTCCTTCCACCTGCACCTTGGCGTACCAAGAGTGCGGCTTCGGGTAGTGCGGACCCTCCACAAACTCGACGCCCTCGGTCTTGCAGGGGAACGGGCCGGGCGAGAAGATCGGGACGTAGGTGCCGGCGGCGAGCGCCTCTTTCAGCGCCTTCTTGGTCTTGAAGTTGGGTTCGACGTACGCCACTGGATGACCTCCTGGGTCGTGGTTGGCTTGTAAGACCATCATGCGCCCGCCCGCCGGATCTGTCAAGGCCCTCTGACCAGGGTGTTTGCAAGTATTATTTCCTTGCGCCCGCAACGATCTGGTTCACTCGGGGCAGGCTCAGGCCCGTTGCGTCCACAAGGTGCGAAGCTGGCACGCCAGATGCGTAGGTGTCTCGGACGACTCGGTTGCGGTCACGCACCAGACTGTCCAGTGTGGCCCGAGCCGATCGGGCGAGCGTACGGGCATCGGCTTCGTCATCCTTGGCACGAGAGAGTCGGCCCTCGGCTTCGGCGATGGCGTCGACCAGGCCCGCCAGCTCGGCAGGCACAAGGTCCACCAGATGCCGACGCCCCGACTCCGAGCGAACCGAAATCTTGCCCTCGGCAGGGTAAGTGATGGCGAGCGCATCCACAGTGGTTTGGGCGAGGGACGACCCACGGTACTGGTCCAGCAGTCTGTCTCGGTGGTCAGGGTGAATGATGGACCAGTCCAGCTCTTCGGCGGGCTTGTGGTCGGGACCCACGCCCCGAGCGGCGGCTAGGGTTTCGGCAAAGGTAGGCACGGAAACGCTCCTGATTATAGGTAGGCGAGGCTACAGTCTAGCAGGTTGGCCGGAAACGCAAAGGGGCGCTGCACATAGGCGACGTTTCGCTAGAGTCCTGGTCAGAACAAATGCTTTGTGCGCTGTGCGGTGATCCCCACCCCCTTACACCCTGACCTTACATCTAGTGATGTTATATAGGGTAGTCCTACTTGTATAGTTAAGGTGTAAGGGGATAGGGAACGGCGCACACTTCATATCGACAGGTTCGGGGCAATGGGAAGAGTGAGAACGCCGGCCGACGCCCGGCTATAACCTACACAATCCTAGGGGTTAGGGCCAGATAGCCCTCTAACCACCATGATTGTGTAGGTTAGCGAGCCTGACAGGAAGGCTAGAACGGGGCCGGATCGTAGTCGAGACCCTTGAGCCGGCGCCACGCTAGCCAGGTGATGGCCTGTAGGGTGCTCGGCTCCAGCCCGAGCGAGCGAGCCGCCGCACGGTAGCTAGCTGCAATGTAGGCATAGGCGCCGCAACGCTCTAGAATCTTGATTTCCCGATCGGACAACGCCCGGCCGTAGACGATGGCTACAGCGTGGCGATCCACCGTTACGTGGGATGCGTGGCCCAGGATGTTCCAGTAGAATGACCGCACCTTCCTACCGCCTAGCACCTCCAGAGGATGGAAGCCCGCTGCAATCCTGGCAGCCTTCCCTAGGCCATCGGCCAACCCTCCGACATCCTCGCCTCGGGCGAACGCTAGCGCCCGTGCGACATTCTCATCCCAAGAGCACTGGGGCGAAAGAGCGGCAATGATCCCGGCCCCAGCTTCGACAGTCCAACCGCCGATCTCGGCCACTAGGTGGGCGATGTCATTGGCGCCGGGATACCATGCCGCACCGTCTAGGTGCTCGGAGTCCGTGGCCCGCTCGAGAATGTCCAGAATCCTGGCACGGGAGGTGGCAGGGTCCGGCAGCTCGGCGACCACGCTTGCAATGCGACGTTGTCGGTTCGGGCGGTTGGTCGGGAGGCACGGGGCGGTAAAGGTCATGGGGTCACCGTACCGCAGATCAGGTTACCGTGCAATGCACAGTTCCACCTAGGGTCATCCTCTTGGAGCGGGGTGGCGGCTGGACGGTAGGCACCCAAGACTGCCAACCCGGCGCACAGTGCGAAAGCTGCGACCTTCCTCATGGGGTCACCTGCCCGAGCGAATCGGCCGCAGACTGAACGGCCGGAAGGATGATGGTGAGTGTTGCCAGGATGGTGGCGACGATTGCGACATGCCATGCTCGGATCATGGTAAGGCCTTTCGGGCTAGTGAATACAGTCAGGTTGCCACACCGGGGCGAGCGTGGCAACCCTCAGTGTGCACTAGGGGCGAATGAGTGTGTCGGTGGATGGGCCGCCGACGAACCCGATGGCGTCTTGACGGTAGATCGGCACGAGCAGTGCTAGGCGTGCCCGGAACAGGTTGACGTACTGGGCGGGAACCGTGACGAGGAACAGGTGCGTTTCCTCAGGGGTAGCGTCCCACGTGCTCGATCCGTCTACTTCGGTAATGATCCCTGCTTGGGGTAGATGGTCGATGACGGCGGCGATGGCGTCTTGGAATCCTTGCCATTCGTGGTGGCCCATCGGCACTGTGCCGACGTTGCGGCCGATGCTGACCCAGTAGGTGTGCGGGGTGTTTGTCATGGGGCGATCATTGCATAGGTAGGGGCGGGTGTCAAGTAGGCAGGATGGCCCATCCTCGGGGTGTGTGGGGTGTGGGGTGTGTGTCGATTGTGTGGGGTGTCGTTGTCGTTGCGTTGTGTGGGGTGTGGGGTGTCGATCGGGTGCGGCATGGGGGGTGTACCCCCTTTGGCCCCCCCGTCTCTTGTAGACGAATGGCGTCCTATTCTGCCGCACTATTTCTAACCTGCACATAAGGTATACTAGACCATGCCCAAGCCCGAGCGAACGCCCGCCTCCGACTTTGAGATTTCTGACGGCCGAGACGACACGCACAAGGGCGTGAAGCTGGGGCTGGCCGGCGACACCGAATGGCGGCTCCACCTGACGCCCCGAGGCGAGATCCTGATGGGGGACGGCACAGAGCCCCCCGAAGCGGTCCTCGGAGAGGGCGGGGCCTTCGCCGGGCTGGTGATCGCCGACGCCAGCAACATCGAGGCGGGGACAACCACCGGCACCCAGATCGCCACGGCCCCCACCCAGAAGTTGGGGTTCTGGGGCGCTGCCCCCGTTGACCAACCAGCATCCGTGGCCGACCCCGGAGCGCCGAGCGTCGTCTATTCCCAGTCCGAGGCGGCGGCCGTTCGCACCGCCGTGGTGGCGATCATCTCCCGCTTGGAGGAGTTGGGGCTCATCGCCACGGTGTAGACTGGGGCATGAGCTACGGTGCCATCTGCGTCATACTCCTCGTAGTGATCCTCGTCATTCTCCTGTAGGCGGCCTGTCCGCCCCGGCCAAGAGGGGAGGTGTGCTACACTATCTGTGCAAGTCCGGTGCTGACGACGTGAGGCCCAAGTGGGGCGCACACCCAGCACGTTGAAGAACGGAGAACGGACGGCTTTCGGGCCAGATGTTCGTGCCGGGGCTGGAAACCTCACGGTGACCTGACTCGGTTCCTGACGGAGATGTGTCTGTGCGGTCTGCGAAAGCACACTAGGCGCCACCGATTACTGCCGGTTCTGAGCCGGCCTGACAACTCGGAGCGGTTGGCTTCCTTCGGGAGGCTGCGTTCGGGTTCGAGGGCCGGCTCTCCCCGTTCCGGGCGACCGGGCCGTGATACACTCTGTTCATGCCCCGCCCCGCCACACCCGGTTACACGAGGATCGGGGAGAGTCGGCGGACGAGCGTAGTGATGCAGCGCAACGAGGGCACGTTCCCTGACTACACCATTCCGTTGCTCTATCCGTCCGCCACGACTTTCCCGTCGCTGACGACGTTCCCCGGCTCTGTGGAGGTCTAGCGGGTGCCGTACACCAAGGTCCACGAGAACTGGGAGGATCTGCCGTCCACCGCCACCCCGATCAACGGGGCTGCGTTGGAGCAGATCGAAACAGGCATTGCCACGGCCCAGTCCGACGCCGACGCTCTGGACGGGCGGGTCACAGCCGTAGAGGGCGTGATCGGCGTGACCGACCACGGCGCTCTCACGGGCCTGGGCGACGACGACCACACGCAGTACGCTCTTGCTGACGGCACCCGAGGAGCCTTTGCCACTCAGGCGCAGGGCGCTTTGGCCGACTCGGCCACACAGCCAGGCGATCTCGGCACGCTCGCCTCCCAGGACGACATCGCCGTGCCCGGCGACATCGCCGCCACCGGCACGCCCGACGCCTCCACCTTCCTTCGGGGAGACGGGGCGTGGGCCTCGCCCGCCGGGGGCGGATCTGTTGATTCCGTCGTGGCCGGCACCGGCATCGGAGTTGACGCCACCGACCCCGCCAACCCGATTGTGGCGGTCGAGGCGGCCATCACGACCAAGCTCGCAGGCATCGAAGCCGGGGCCGAGGTCAACGACTCTGCCGCCGAGATCCTGACGAAACTCCTCACCGTGGACGGGTCCGGGTCCGGGCTCGACGCCGACCTGCTTGACGGCAGCACGTCTGCTGCGTTCGCCACGGCTGCCCAGGGCACGCTCGCTGACAGCGCCACTCAGCCGGGCGACGACGCCGCCGATCAGGGCTCGGGCGCTGCCGCTGACGGCCATGTCCTCACTGCTGATGGGGTTGGTGGTGCAGCGTGGGAAGCGGCCGCCGGTGGTGGCGGGAGCGGGGCGGTCACGCTCATCAGTGAGCAGGTGCTTGGGTCGGCGACGACCACAGTCACCTTCTCAAGCATCGCAAGCACCTACCGTCACCTGCGACTTGAGATCCTGGCCCGCACGAACCGCTCCGGCCAGTCCCTCGACATTGTCCGGTTGCGGTTCAACGGCGACACCGCCAGCAACTACTGGAACCAATACAACCTGTCACACGGAACCACCGTCTCCGGCAACGGTGCGGACGTCGGCACCAACGGTTACGTCGACCTCTCCTGGCTCCCCGGCAACGACGCCCCAGCGGGCTCAGCCGCCACGGTCACGATCGACATCCCGAACTACAAGGGAACCGCCTTCCACAAGGGGCTCCACTTCGTAGGGGGATTGCGGTACTCAGCGACAGATCGGCGCGCGGTCTCCGGGGCTGGTGGGTGGGTGGACACGGCGGCCATCACGCAGATCGACCTGCTGTCGCTGTCTCAGTTCGTCACCGGCTCCGTGTTCAGCCTCTACGGCCTCTCATAGCCTCACAGGGGAGTAAACTTGTCTGTGGCCTTTGAGATCATCCCCGACGACCTGCTGGCGCTAGCCTCCGCTTCGGAGCGCCGTGCCTACCACGCCGCCCTCGCCAAGCACGTTGCGCTGCTGTCGCCGCTCGACTTCGCCATCGCCACCCGTGAGGACGCCAAGGAGTGGCGGCACAGCCGGTTCATCAGCGACGTGATCGCCGGCATGGGGCCGGGGGCCAAGGTCATCCTGATGATGCCGCCCCGCCACGGCAAGAGCTACCTGCTCTCCGAGACGGTCCCAGCGTGGGTGCTCGCCAATGACCCGTCCGCCGCCGTGATCCATGCCACCTACGCCCACGACTTCACCGTCAAGTTCGGCCGCAAGACCCGCAACCTGATGCAGCTCGCCAACGCCAAGAACCTGACGCCCCGGCTCGACCCGTCCGCAAAGGCCGTCGACAACTTCCTGGTGCACCCGGCCGAGGGCGAGGGCTCGTACGTGGGCACGGGAGTGGGCGGCCAGATCACCGGCCTGCCCGCCAACTGGCTGCTGATGGACGACCTTGTGAAGAACAAGGAGGAGGCCGACTCCAAGGTCATCCGTGACAAGACGTGGGACTGGTTCGTGGACGACGCTTTGACCCGCCTCGAACCTGACGCCAAGGCCATCCTGCTGGGCACGCCCCGCCACGAGGACGACGTGATCGGACGAGCCGTGGCGACCGGAGAGTGGGAGGTCATCCGCCTGCCCGCTCTCGCCGAGGACGACGACCCGCTCGGCCGGGAGCGTGGCGAGCCGCTGTGCCCCCAACGCTACAGCGCCGAGGATCTGGAGAAGATCCGGGTACGCCGGCCGTCGACCTTCACGTCGCTGTATCAGTGCCGACCGGCCCCCGAGGACGGCGACATCTTCAAGGGCAAGAACCTGCTCACCTACAAGAAGTTGCCCGAGACCAAGGGCCGGCGGTTCGGGATGCTCGACACCGCCCACTCGAAGAAGTCGAGGGCCGACTACACGGTGCTGACGCTGTTCTTCGCCTCCGCACCGCCCCACCCGAAGCTCTACGTCACCCACATCTTCCGTGACCGGGTGGACTCGGGCGAGCACATCGAGTGGGTCGACAACCAGATCCGCACCCTGGAGCGAGCCGAGTGGCCCGTGTTCATCGGTGTGGAGGACAAGACCTTCGGCTCGACGTTGCTCTCGACGGCCCGCAAGTTCGGCCGCAACGGGATGCCGCTGTTCCGCCCCGAGGCCGCCGAGGCCGACAAGGTGGCCCGAGCGCAGACCGCTGCCACGCTCTCCACGCAGGGACAACTCCTCATGTTGGAGGACGCGCCGTGGCTCGATGAGGCCCGCCGGGAACTGCTGTCGTTCGACAACGGACTCCACGACGACATTGTGGATACGATCTCGTACGGAGCCATCGAGTTCGCTAAGGGCCGCCCCACAGCCGCCCAGCCCGCTCCTGTCAAGCCCCTCTTGACGGTGCAGGAGAAGATCGCCCGCCAGATCAAGGCCCGCCAGCGCAAGCCCAAGGACGGGGTCGCTCGCCGGGCCATGATGACCGGCAACTGATATACTAAGCCAGACCCTTGCCAGGAACCGAGAGGACTCCCCCAACCATGACGATCACCGCTCACCACAACTTCGACTCTACGGTAAAGTGGGCCAAGGGCTCGGGATGCCTCGCCTGCGGTAGCAACGTGTCCACTCTGGGGGCCGAGGTCGGCGTTCAGTGCATCAGTTTGGGTGCCCGTGACGACTTCCTGGGCCATTTCGGGCTGTGCTACGACTGCGGCTTGCAGGTGGCTCGGGTCCTCCACTGTGTTCCTCGCTCCGAGGCAGTCGAGATCCTCGAACAGGCCCGCCAGATCGCTGACGAGGCGACCACCGAGTCCGAGGAGGTCCTGGCCGCCGCCGCCCAGGCCCGCATCGACCGGGATGTTGTAGAACGTCTGGTCGGCTCTGTGTATCTCGAAGCCGACGCTAAGTTGGTCGACGCCGTGGCCTCTTCCCTGTGATCGGCGTCGAGTATTTCGTAGGTTCCGTGGTTGGGCTCGCCGCTCTCAACTACGCCACCGCTCGCCTCCTCCTCCGAGAGGTACATGCGCTCACCCGGGCGCTTATCGCCAACAACTCGAAGGAACTCGCCATGCTCGACAAGGCCGCCCGCCCCACGACCGTCGCCAAGCGGCGCATCCCCGAGGTTGAGGCCGACTTCCCTGAGCCTCGCCTGCGAGGGTTGGGACTCGGATGAAGTCCTGCGGGAAATGCGGGAAGCAGGGAGGACCGGAGACGTTCTACGTCAATCGGGCGTCAAAGGACGGCCTCACTTCCTATTGTCGTGTGTGCAACAAGAAGTCAGGGGCGGCAAGGCGAGCTGCGAAACCCGGCTACGCCGCCGCCCAGCGACGGCTCCGTGATTACGGACTCCAACACCACGAATTCGCAGCTCTCGTCACTCGCCAGGCCGGCTTGTGTGCTATCTGTGAGTTGAAAATGAAGCCACGGCACACCTGCGTTGACCACGACCACCAGACCGGAGAAGTGCGTGGGCTTCTCTGCCGCACCTGTAACATCGGTATCGGCCATCTCCGAGATTCCCCAACCCTGATCACGAGCGCCCTGGAGTACGTGTCCTGATGGCTAAGAACAAGGACAATCATCCGGTCGTTGACTTGTATCGTGCCGGGCTCAAGAGCCAACGGAAGGCTAATAGAGAATATTGGGTCAACTCTGCGTTCCTCCGTGGCAACCAGTGGGTTCACTTCAACCGGGAGAGCCTGTGGTTGGAGGAGGTGCCGAACAGTGAGGACCGGCTCCGGGCCACCATCAACAAGCTGTGGCCGGCCAGCCGCACGATCATCTCGAAGTTGGTGCAGCGCCCGCTCGTGTTCGAGGTGCGCCCCAACAGCGCCGACGACGTGGCAATCGAAGGCTCCAAGATCGCCGAGGCCATCCTCGCCGCCGTGTCCCGAGAGCACCAGTGGGAAACGCTCAGAGAGAGCATTGCCTGGTCGACGCTCAAGGGCGGCACCGGGGCCATCTGCACGGACTGGGCTCCGTCGAAGGGCAAGCCATCGGCGCTCGCCGACGACGGCCGCCTGCTCCCGAGCGGCGACACGTCCGAGACCGCACTGTCCATTGCCGAGTTCGTTGTCCAGCCAGGAGCACGAGTGGCCCGTGAAGGGCACTGGTGGATCAAGGCGCAGGCCCTCGCCCCGTCCGAGGTCAAGGCCGCCTACGGACTTGAGAAGGAGCCCGACTCGGACGCCACAAACGGGCTGTCCTCGCTTGAGCGTGGCCTGGTCGGTGGCCTGTCTAGCGGACTAGACGGCCCCAAGGCCGACAAGGACAGCACCGACACGCCGCTCACGCTCGTGCTCACCTACTACGAGCGCCCCAACCCGAACAACGAGAAGGGCAAGATCGAGGTCATCGTCAACAACAAGACGGTGTGGGGGCCGAAGCCCTGGCCGTTCCCGTTCGTTGACCACCTGAACTTCACTACGGCCCGAGAGACCGTGGTGGAGAACACCTGGATCGGCGAGACCGTGATGACCGTGGCCCGCCCCGTGCAGGCCGCTTTCAACGCTGCGTGGTCGAACATTCTGGAGCACGCCGACGTGGCCGGCAACGCCCGCCTCGCCACCCCGCAGTCCGCCATCGAACTCACCGAGGTTTACTCGGACGTGATCGGCGAGCAGATCGTCTATGCGGACGGCATGGACAAGCCGTCGTGGCTGTCGCCGCCCCAACTCCCTGCCTGGCTCTTGCAGATGCCAGGCGAGCTGGGGGCCGAGATCGACAACATCATGGGCGTCCACGACGTGAGCCGGGGCTCTGCGCCGGCCAACATCGAGTCCGGCTACGGGCTGGCTGTGCTGGCCGAGCAGGACGCCACCCCGATCGGCAAGATGGCCGGCAGCATGGCCCGCATGTTCGGCGAGATCGCCTCCGACGTGCTGGCGCTGTACGCCGACAACGTGAAGGAGAAGCGCACCGCTGTCACCGTGATGCCAGGCCAGCCGCCCGAGACCACGAAGTGGACCGGCAAGGATCTCGCCGGCCAGACCACGGCCGTCGTGCCGATCGAGCTGGTCGCCCCCCGGTCGGCCGCCGCCCAGGCGCAGATGGCCGAGAAGATGATGCAGATGGGGCTCATCACCACGATCGAGGAACTGACCCGCCTGGCCGAAGCGCCTGGCGAGCGGCAGATCGTGGAGGCCGTGCGCCCGGACGTGGCCCGTGCCCGGCGTGAGAACTACGCTATGGCGCAGGGTGAGGTTCGGATGCCCGAGGACTGGGACGACCACGGCATCCACATCCAAGAGCACAACGCCTTCCGCAAGACCGCCCGGTACGACCGGCTGTCGTCGGAGATCAAGGACGTGTGCGCCGCCCACATCCAAGCCCACGAGACGCTCGGGGCCGAGGAAGCCGCCCGCCAGCAGAGTGCCATGAACGCCGGGGGGCCGGCGCTCGCCGCCACGCCCAAGGTCGACGGCAGCGAGGCTCTGCCCGTGTCCGAGGAGCCGCTCGGCATGGAGGGCCTCACCTCCACGGACGTGCTCGAAGGTGACCCGGCCGCCGCCGCTGAGCGGGAGGCCGCCGCCCTGATGGGTCAGGGTGCTGCCCTCGACCAAGGACAGATCGAGCGGGACGCCTTGCTCGAACTCGCCGCCATCACCCAGGGCGGGGTATAAGCGTGGTGCTAATGCCTCAGTGATCCCTTATACCCCACCACCACAGTGAGGTATACTGACGCTGTCCACGTTCTGGATGATATCTTTCAGAGTGTGGATGTAATGCAAATCCCCAACAGCCCAGGAGGCTACCGAAATGACAGTGCAAGACCCGATTCTCTCCCCTGACGGGAAGTTCTGGATTGACGCTACCGATGGCCGCACGGTCCCTGTCGTCCGAGGAGGAGACGGTCCCGAACCCGGCGATCCGCCATCCGACCCCGCCGCCCCGGAAACGGGTGCACCGGCCCCGACAGATCCCGCATCCGACGCCCCCGAGGGGCCGGACCACGGCTTCGCCACGGTCGATGATGCGGTAGCCGCCCTCAAGGAGACCAGGGCCGAGGCCGCCGCCCGGCGTGTCGAGGCCAAGGAACTCAAGGGCAAGGTCGAGAAGTTCGACACGGCCCTCGCCGGCTACAAGCCCGAGGAGATCGACTACCTGCTGGAGATGTTCCACGACCTCTCCGACCCCAAAGCCCAGAAGCGGGCCGCCAAGGAGCTGTCCGAGATCGCCGCCAAGGTGCTCGACGCTGACGGCCCGCCCGTGCGCCCCACAGGCGAGGAGGACCCCGACGAGAAGCCTCTCACCAAGAAGGAGTGGGAGCGCCTGGAGGCCCAGAAGGACCAGACCCGTGCCCAGGAGCAGGCCCTCAAGCAGCTCGAATCCGAGGCCACCGACAAGGGCTACCCGCCCGACAGCCCCGGCTACACGGTGCTCCTGTCGTCTCTGATGGAGCCAGACGTGGCCGGCGACATGGACAAGGCGGTCGCCAAGGTCGAGGCGTACGAGCAGGCCATCGTTGAGAAGTACCGCACGAAGGTCACCGAGAACGCCGACAAGTGGCCGGGCGGGGCTCCCCCGTCCGCCCCGAACGCTCCCGGCGACCCCGACGCAGGCGTTCCTGTGGGTTGGGGCGGTGCCCGCAAGGCCGCCGCCGCCTACCTGGCCGCCAAGGCGGGTAAGGCTTAGCGTTCCGGGCACCGCTACCTAGGACCGCTCGTAGAGAGCCCTGGCCTCCGATCACTCGGGCCGGGGCTCTTTGCGTTGGGATGTAGAGTGGGATGTAGTAGACTGTCTGCATGACCTGTTCCACCTGCAAGCGTATCGACCCTGAATGTGGCTTCTCGCCGTCCGAGCGGAGGTGCCGGGACTGCTGTAATGAGCGGCAGAAGGCGTACTACCGGAAGGTGCGGGATACACCAGAGTTCCAGGCGAAGAACCGGGAACGGGCGAGGGCGTGGGCAGAAGCCAACCCACAGGCCGTGCTCGCTCGCAGCACGGAGAAGCGACTATCTCATCTTGGGCTCACCCCCGGAGAATACGAAAGCATGAAGTCTGAGCAGGATGGACTCTGTGCGATATGTGGGTGCAGCGAGGTAATCGAACATCGCCGAGGCGAGGTGCGAGGGGCTGCGAGAGAACTAGCAGTCGATCACAACCATGCCTGCTGCCCACCTGGGCGAGCGTGCGATCAGTGTCGTCGTGGGCTTCTTTGCTTTGCGTGCAATACGTCATTAGGGCGGCTTGAAGATCACTGGGAGAGAGCGACAGCCTACTTGGCTCGGTATCGTGTGGTACACTAACCTTAGAGCACGATAGGGGCTGGACCCGTGTTGGGCTTGAGTTGCTTGATGCAGCGACCGTTTCTCACTCACAACCCAAGAAAGGTAACTGCATCATGTCTCTTGACAAGACGACCGCCAGTGGCGTTCTAAAGGAATTCTATATCCCCACGGTTAACGATCAACTGGTAAACAAGAACGAGTATCTCGCCCAGTTGGAGAAGAACACGGAGGACGTGGAAGGCACCGAAGCCGTCCTCTCCCTCCATGTCGGACGCAACCAGGGCATCGGCGCCCGCAAGGAGCTTGAGGATCTGCCGGCTCCCGGCAACCAGGCCTACGTCAAGGCCCGAGTGAACCTCAAGTACAACTACGGCCAGATCCAGGTCAGCGGCCCCGTCATGCGGGCCATGAAGTCGGACAACGGCTCGTGGCTCCGTGCACTGGAGTCTGAGACCAAGGGCATCGTCGCCGACCTCAAGAGGGACACGGAGCGTCAGCTCCTCAGCACCTCGGACGGCGTGATTGCGGCCACGGGCGTCACTACGGCCGACACCGACGTGGTTCACTCCGCAACCAAGACCCAGCGCCTCCACCTCAAGGTGGGTATGCTCATCGACATCGGCACCGTGGCTTCGCCCACCGCCGTTGCGTCGGCCCGCACCATCACGGCGATCGTCTCGGACACGGTGTTCACCATTTCCGGTGCTGCGGTGACCACGGCCACGACCGACCGGATCTTCCGGGCCGGCTCGGGCGGCAGCGGCGCCAACCAGCGTGAGATCACCGGTCTCCAGACCATCGTGGACTCGACCGGCAGCCTGTTCGGTGTCGATCCGGCCACGTACCCCGAGTGGGTTTCGTACGAGAAGGACGCCTCCTCGGCGGCCATCTCGGACGCCCTGATCGAGGAACTCATTGACGAGGTTGACATCGTGTCTCCTCTCGGTGTGCCGGACTGGGCGATCACCGATCACCGCCAGGCTCGGGTCTACGCTGCGACTCTCGCAGACCAGCGCCGGTTCACCTCTGACGGTGAGCTGTTCGGTGGCTTCAAGGGCCTGGAGGTGGGCACCGCTTCCGGCACGCTCGTCCTCTCGACCCTGCGAGACGCTCCTGTCCAGACCCTGTTCGCTGTCAACCGCTCGGCCCTCACCGAGTACAAGGCGTCGGACTGGGAGTTCATGGAGGAGGACGGCAACGTGCTCCAGCGCATCGTGACCGGCAACGGCAAGGATGGCTACGGGGCAACCCTCTTCAAGTATAGCGAACAAGCGACATCCTACCGCAACGCCCACGGCAAGATCGTCAACCTGGCCGCCTAGACCAGCGAGACAACAGAATGATGACGTGTGGCCGGGGCTTCGGGGGGATCCCCGGCCACACTCATCTTCCCCCTCGAAAGGATCACCGTGTCTGACCTGAATCTGATTGCGCCGGCCTCCTTGCCGGACGGCTCCCGTGTGTGGATGGCCCCCGAGACTCGGGACTTCATTCAGCGTCTAGAGGCCCTTGATCCCCGGCTGGCGCTCGTGCAGAACGGCGACCGAAGCTGGAGCATCTTCCGGGTGCCCGAGAACGGCGCCCCTCCCGTGTGCATCTGCCGCTCTCGGCCCGATGCCGTGCTCTCACCAGAGATCATCCACCGCCTCCAGATGCGTGACACCCGTGGTGGCCACGCTCCGATGGAGGAGATCATCCGCCACAACGCCAAGGTCCAGAAAGATGCAGAGGACCGAGAGATCGAGTCCAAGTTCTTGGCAATCGACCGTATGCTGTCCAAGTCGTGGAAAGGTCGTGTCCCTGTGACCACCGAAGGATTCGAGACGATGCTGTGACGAACCTCGAATACCAGAAGGCTGTGCGCCGGACGCTCGGGCTCGCCGAGCTGGATACGGCTGCGCTTCCCGTGGCCGTGGTCCTGTCGGCCATAAACGACGCCCTCAAGTCGATCAGCGCCGAGTGGGAGTGGCACTGGCTGTTTGCCACCGAGACCGCCTCCACCACGGCCGATGACAACACGGTCGCCATCCCGGACGGCTACCTTCGCACTATCTACTTCTCCATCGACGGCCGTGCTCCGCTTGGCGAACGCTCGCTGGCCGATCTCGTGGACCCTGACGAGGCGTCGGCCGAGCCGCTGTCCTTCGCCCTGGCCGGGGCCAACTTCCATCTGTGGCCGACGCCCGCCACCGCCGAATCGTACACGCATGTGTACTTCCGTTCCGAGCCTGCCCTTGCTGTGGACGGTGACGTGCCGCTTCTCCCCGACGTTTACAGTCCGTGGCTGGTGGCCGAGGCCGCCCTGCGCCTGGCGTTCCGTACCAACTCACCGGCCAAGTACGCTATTCTCAAAGAGGAGGCCGGCGACTGGCGCTCCAAGGCCGTTCGTGAGGCCAAGCGCAACCGCAACACACAGTCCCACCGCATCAAGCGGGTCAGAGAGTCTATCTGGACCGGGTTCTAATGGCTCAGAGAGTCATCGACTACAGCGACTTCACTGGTGGCGACTACGGCGTGTTGGAGCCGTGGCGTGCCCCTCCTGGCACGTTCACCGGCAAGAACATCGTGCAGTACGACAACGGGTCGCTCGGCCCTCGCAATGGGCTGTCTGAGGTGGTGCTTTCGGCTACGATCACTGGGCAGGTGATGAGCGCCGGGGCGTACAGCCGACGCACCAACTCTGATATTTGGGTGCTGGTGGACAACGCCGGATCTCGCTCGGTCAAGACCATCACGGACGACGGCACAGTCAGCAACATCACGGCCGTGGATGCCGTCCCGGCCGCCACCGAACCGATCCAGTCGCTCGTCTACGAGGACATCGAGTACCTGTCGATCGTCAGCAACGGGCTCTACACGATCACGGGCGGCAACTTCACCAAGCTCGCCACCGGGCCGGGTTGCCGCTCGTTCATCCAGCACGGCGACCGATTCTTCGCTGGTGGTGGCGACACGGGCGGCGTTCCCAAGGGGCCGGACGGCACCACGGCCTCGGCGAACCGCCTGTGGTACAGCGAGCCGGCCGATCCCGAGGACTGGCCGCTCCTCAACTTCATCGACGTGACCGGCGCCATCGTTGGCCTGTACTCGCAGCGCACGCACCTCGTGATCGTCACGACCGAAGGCTGGTGGATTCTGACTGGCGTGGCTGGCATCACTGACACGCTGCGCCGTCCCACCAAGGCTGAGTTCCCAACTTACCCTACGCAGGGCACGATTGTCGAGCCATCCTGCAACCTTGCTTTCGTACATGGTTCGCTCCAGCAGCGTGACGGGGAGGACGAGGGCGAGATCGCTGTGCATAGCCTCGGCCTGTTCACCGGGACGACACTGGAGTACGCTAGCCATCTGCCATTCGGTAGTGGGCAGAACTACACGACCCACCCACCCACCTACCAGGCCGTCACACTCCGTGGACCCGAGGACTGGCTCGTGCAGGGCGGTGTCGACACGGCCCCGAACCGGGCGATGCTGTACCGCAACAGCGGATGGCACAAGATCGAGTGGGCCGTGGCGTCGACCACGCTGTTGGGCTGGTGCATCTCGATGCGCCGCACCGACCGCCACCAGTTCTTGTCTCACGATGGCAGCAACATTCGCCTGTTCGAGTGGAGGGCGTACAACAACCGCCCGGCCTTCACAGGCGACACAGCTAAGCAGCCAGGAGATGACACGACCACACCGTTCGCCGCCGAGTTTGCCCTCCCTGAGTGGCACGCCGACGACGGGATGGACGTAGGGCCGGTGGACATCGTGGTTGACTTCACAACGTGGAACACGGGCTCGCCGGCTACCAACCACTTCGAGATCGTGCCGTACATTCTTCGCACGTTCGGTGACACCACGCAGGTCGGCTCGACCATCACGTTTGATGAACTGGGATCAGCGTCGGCCGCCACGCTCGTAGGCACACGGCGCCGTGAGCGATACAGCGGCGTGGGGTTCGGTTTGGATGGGCCTGGTCTCCAGCTCAAGTTCCAGAACATTCGGGGCGTGGCGATCAACCGAGTGCAGGTGCTCGTGGATGTGGACGGCCCCCGGATCGGTGAGTAATGGGCGCAACACACAATCTGCCGTTCCAGTATTTGGAGCGTTATGCACAGATCAACAAGTATTTCGATCCCAAACTCTCTGACGAACTCGTTGAGTTGCTTGAACAGCGGGATCGTGACCTGGAGGATTTCCTCCGTGGAAGCGGTGGCGTTGGTGAAATCATCATTGACCACGGAGATGTCATCTATGTCGGCCACTCTAAGGCGTTCAGAGCATCCAAGTCGATTACGCTCAACCACGTTTCTGTGCATCTATTTGCCCTGGCATCAGCCGATATCATTGTTGATATTCTAAAGAACGGTATTGCTGTCTTGACTCTAACGCTGCCTGCGACCACTCAAGCAGTCACATGGACGGGTAACATCGCATATGGTGACGGCGACTACTTTCAATCGTACGTGAGCAACGCAGGCGCAGGTGGCGCAGGTCTTGTTGTGCAAGGAGCGTTCAACTAATGGCAGGAACCTATCCCGACGTACCAGCCAGGCGATTCTCGCATGATCGTGATGGGTCGGTTGGTGCCTTTGTCACATCCGGCGGCGGCATCACGGCACTCACCGGGGCCGAAATGGTCACCATTAACAACGAGTCCAGCGACTTCGTGCACATGGCCCCTGCGACCACTTCGCTCGCCGTCATCTTCCCAGAGTTGCGGGACATCGGTGGCTACGCCGCTGTCTACTCTAGCACAGACGGCTCCTCGCCCAGCACCGTGTATACGTCGGTCGACACCACCAACGGGTTCGACGGCACTTGGGTGAGCCGGGGCACTTTCGTCAACACGACAATCGGGGCGGGGCTCCGTACTGTTCAATCTGTCAGTTGGTCAGGCATCAAGGCCGTGCGCTTCCACGGCACAGGCGGCACGTTCGGTGGCTCCAACGACTTCTCCGCAGTACATCTGTTCGGTTCTCTCGCCTCTGGAGAGAACCCTGATCGCCTCCAGTTCTGGCAGGACCCAACGGACGCTGAGGTCACTGGTCCGTACTTCGATTTGGGTGATGTCATCCGTGGCGCTACGAACATCGTGGCGTTCAGAATCAAGAACAACTCCTCTACGCTCACGGCCAACAGCATCGGTATTAGCATCGAGGCACTGACAGACGCATCACCGACCGCCGCCGCCCAGCACACATTCTCAACGGACGGTGTGTCGTATTTCGGCACGATCAACATAGGTAACCTAGCGCCCGGCGCTCTAAGTGGCACGCTGTATGTGAAGCGGGCCACGTCACCCTCGGCCGTTGCCGGGCTGTGGTGGTCCAGGTTTGTAGCTACAGCCGCATCATGGACATAGAGTGGCGTCATCACCTGACGCAACTGCGTACGAGTACCTCAGCATTGGGTTCTTCGATACGCTCACTGATGAAGCGGTGGCGTACGAGTATATCCAAATCGGCTTCTTCGCACTACCCAACGTCGTCGGCAAACTCTATAAATACGCCGGCCCTCGCCACGGTGCATATGCGTATGAATACATCAATATCGGTTTCGCCTTTGTCCTGGGTTCTGAGGGCACAGACTACGAGTACATCTACATCACCTAGGTGGTAGACTAGCGTTATGGCATTCGGCTACGACTCGACCCTCGCCGCCTTCCTGCGGCAGATGGGCACCCAAGAGCAGAACATCTACGCCGAGAACCGGATTCGCTCCGACATGGCCGACCGGCAGTACCAGCGGTCGATCCCGTCGTTCCAGGAGCAGGAGCGCCAGGGCGTCGAGCAGGCCCAGGACTCGGCCGAGGCTCGTGGCGTGTACCGCTCGGGCGCAACGGCCCGGAACGTGGCGCTGGCCCGCAACCAAGTCGCCCTGCGGCAGAACGAGGCCCTCGCTATGAGCGCCGACCAGCAGTCCGAGTCCGCCCTCGCCGCCGCCCGCCAGATCGCAGACCTTCGGTACGGGGCCGCCCAGCAGCAGCTCGACGCCCGCACCCGCCAGACCATTGCCGGCGCAACGTCGGCCTACGGAGGCTAGAGATGTCCGCCTTTGACGGAGCAGAAGCAGCGGTCGACGCCGAGCGCAAGAGCGCCCTCGACGCCCTCGCCCAGTTCGGGCGCCGGGGCCTCGAAGCGGCCGTCGTCGCTCAGAAGGAGGGGGCCAAGATCCAGACAGACGCCTCCTCCGAGAACGCTGGCTTCGGTTCGTCGCTGAACGTGGGAACCGGGGGCCAGGCCGAACTGGACGCCCTCGGGGCCGGCGCCCGCCAGGCGTACGCCGCCAACAGCAAGGGCCTGGTGGACACGATGGCCTCCGAGAGCGGGGCGCTCGGCCAGGTGGCCGGCAACTACTTCAATCAGGTGCGCCAGGCCGTGCCGCTGGAGCGCACCGCCGCCTCCCAGATCACCGACCAGTACAAGGCCGCCTACGCCGAGCGCCAGGCCGCTGTGGCCGCCGCTGCCCGCCGGGACCAGGAACTCCTCGCCCAGGCCGCTCTCCAGGCCCAACTCGAACGAGAGCGCCAGGCCAGGGACGCCGAGTTCCAGCGCCTCATCCTGCTCGGGCTCCAGCCCGACGAGGCCGAGGCCGCCATCGGTTCTTCGCCGTTCACGCCTAGGTCGATCCTTCCCGGCGGCGGGATTCTCCGCTGATGGCTGGCGAACCCGCCCCGCTCGCCGCCGTGCAGGCCGCCGTGCTCAAGACCGCCGCTTCCAAGCAGGCGTCCACTGGCGACCCCGCCGCCGCTTCCCAGGCCGGGGCCGTGGCCCAGGATCTCGCCGTGATGGCCGACCAGGCCAAGGGCTACGCTGCGGGCGTCAACCAGGGCACGATCGTGGCGCAGGACAACCGGGCCGCCCAGAGCCGCCGGCTGGCCCAAGAGGCCGCCCAGGCCCAGGCCGACCGTGCCCGCCAGCTCCAGTTGGAGCAGATGCAGACCGCCCAGATGCGCCTTGACGCCGAGGGCGAGGCCGCCCGTGACCAAGGCAGGCTGGAGGAGGAGCGCCTCCGACAGGCGAAGGCCGGCGGAACCGACGACCAGGCCGAGTGGGATGCGGCCGGCGACAGTGTGATTCGCCACTCAATGATGAACCGTGGCCCTCGCTTCCAGACCGCCCTGACCGCTGTGCTCGGCAACGCTACGAGCGCCGCCGAGGCTGTGGCGATCCTCCGCAACGCCAAGCGCCACCCCGACGAGTTCGGCTGGGCGCCCGGCATCAAGGAGGACGTGCTCCGCAAGTACGCCACCGAGTATTTCCGAGCGATCCAGGGCGGGGCCGTGAACCTCAAGCGCCTCAACCCGCCCACGCCCGCCCCGAAGCGTCAGTCGTTCCTGACAACCGGGCTGGAGTCGGCCATCCGAAGCCGGGGCTAACGTGCCTCTCACCCCGTCGCAGATCCTCAGCGCCAACCGCCGTATCCTCGGTGGAGGAGGGCTGGCCGGGCTGCCTCAGACCGCCCGCAGCGGACCCGAGGCCACAGAGAAGTTGCTCGATGAGGAGCAGTCCCCCGACGCTGACAAGCGGTCGCCGAGCATCCTTGAGCGGGTCAAGGGCGGACTCCTCGATGTCGTGGAGCCCGTTGGCAGCGCACTGGACTACGGGCGGGCCGCTGTAGCGTCGACTGCGCTAGAGACCGGCGACCTGCTCGCCACCCTTTCCGGCCTCGGCCCCCAAGGCGAGTTCTCGCTCAACGACATCCGCAAGAACATCAACCGGCGGATGGGCACAGGCGACATCCTTGAGGAGAACACCCTCACCAAGGGCCTGCCTCTGAACGTCAAGCGTGGGCTCGGACTCGTCGGCGATGTCGGCACCGACCCGTTGAACTTCGTGACGCTCGGTACGGGCACAGCGGCCAAGACCGGGCTGCGGAGGCTCGGCGCACGGGCCGGCGAAGATGTCGCCGAAACCGTCGCTCGTGAGGGCGTCGAGGCCGGCGACAGCCTTCTCGCCGAGCGATTCGCCAAGGAGCAGGCCGACGCCGCTTCCGAGCTGGCTCGCAGAGAAGCCAACAGCGTTCTTGCCGCCGAGCAGCGGGCAGCGACTCTCGCAGACGAGGGGTTCCAACTCAACCTGCTGGACGAGGCCGCCAACGAACTGCCCCGGCTGTCGCCCGTCGCCCGCCCCGCCATCCTCGATGCAACGGCCCCCACCGTCCGAGAGATCCTCGGCGAAGGAGTCAGCGCAAAGGGGCTGGAGCGCACACTGAGCCAGATCGGGCGGCGAGGGGCCGGCGGTATCGGCGCCGACTTCGGCCGGCTCGGCGGCGGCACGCTCGTGGCCGGCGAGACTCTCGGCAAGATCCCTGGCGTGCAGGGCCTCGGCCGTGGGGTGGCCGGCGCCAAGGGCAGCGCCCTCGGCACGGAGATCCGCAAGGCGTGGACACCGTACACGGCCTCCAAGGACAAGTTCGGGCGGGCCATCGCCGAGATCCTCCCGACCATCGGCCTGCGCCGCAAGCAGTTGGTTGACTCGGCCATGATCGACGTGGGCAAGCGCATCGGGCAGGCCATCCCTGCCAACATCACAGACGACGAACTGTCGGTCATCCGCAATGCGCTCGACGTGGGCGGGTCCGTGGACGAGGCCCGTGTCCTGCTCGCTGATCTGCCCGAGCAGCAGCAGCTCCTCGACACGCTCGTGAGCGTGCGGGACGAGACGTACAACAAGTGGATCGGCATGGGCAAGTCGCCAGACGAACTCATGTCCCCCGACGAGTACCTGCGCCACCAGTTGACGCCCGAGAGCCTTGCTCAGTTCGGCGTCGATCCCAACGCTGTCCGCCCCGGCACGACCCGCTCGGGCAGGATGAAGCAGCGCACACGGGAGGGTTCGATCAGTGCTCAGAACGAGGCCGACGATCTGATCTCATATCTGGACGACCCGGCCGATCTTGTGAAGTCGTCGTTCGCCATCGCCAACGAGGTCGGTGGAAATGCGTTCGCTATAGATGCGCTGGAGGACTTCGCCAGTAAACTCCACAACTTCGACGTATCCTCGGTCGTGCGGCACAGTCCGAAGGCCGGGTTCCGTGAGGTCGCCCCCGGCCGGTGGGTTGACGAGACTATCGCCCGTGACATGCTCGACATCGCCAAGAGCGGCACCAACTCCAAGATCGTGCGGGGCTGGGACGCTGTAAACGGCATCATCAAGACCCAGACCTTGTTCAACATCGTGTCGTTCCCGCCGTACGTCATGCAGAACTTGATGACCGGCATCGCCATGAACGCCGCCAAGCTTGGCGTGGGGCCGGGCGAGTACGGCAAGGCTGTCGGCCAGTTGCGTGCCGTCACCAGGGCTCTCAAGCAGGGCGGCGAGCGTGGGTTCGATGAGGCGATCGCCAAGATCCTGCCCCCCGAGCAGGCGGCCCGTGCTGTCGAGATCCGTCAGGCCGGCGTCTACGATGCGGCTCACGGCTTCGAGGACGTGTCCGAGATCATCAACCCGGCCTCCAAGATCCAGAAGGTCGGACGGTTCGGCACCAAGCACACGGCCAACGCCAACGCCCACGTCGAACAACTCCTCCGTGGCGCAGCGTTCAACCGAGCCCGAGACCTGGGCATGTCGGTGGACGACGCTTCGAGGATCGTGCGAGAGACGCACCTCGACTACACAGCGTTCGGGCGTACCCGAGTGGAGCGAGACAAGATCACCCGGTTCTTGTTCTTCCCGACGTGGCTCATGCGTGCCCCCTCGGCGATCGTCAAGACGTACGCCCAGCGCCCCGGCCTGCTCAACGCCCAGGCACGGCTGGAGATGGGCGGCAAGTGGTACGACCGAGAGCACAACGAGTACGGCGAACTGGAAGGGCCACGGCTCTCTGGTCCGCTCTCGTTCCTTACTGCGTTGGGGGCCGAGGCCGGCGACGGGCCGATCGAACAACTCAACCCGCTCGCTGGAGCCATCCTCAACCCTGGAGGCGTCGAGGGACCAGAGGACATCGTGCCGCCCCTCGGCAACGTCAAGCGGGCGCAAGGGTTCGTTGATAACGAGGAGAAGCGCAGCCGTTATCTCCGCTCGCTGGCGGGCGTCCGCACGGGTGTCGACTACGCTGCGGAGACCGACAAGGACAGGTTCCGCCAGCAGCTCGAACAGCGCATCGCTGACCGGCAGGAGAAGCCGCACCTCTCGCCCACCACGACCAAGATCCGGCTGGTCGACGCTGCCCTAGAGGCTGGCGTCGAGGACGCCTACAGCATGACCAGCGGCCAGCTCGCTCGGGCGCTCATCGAGGCCGGGCTGTCGAAGCGCCAGGTCGAGCGCATCGTGGAGGACACGGACGCCCCGGCCGTCAAGGGGTAGCGGGCTCACCCTCGCACACGTCGCAGAAGATCATCGTCGGCCGAGGAACACGAGCCAAGCCCCGCCTGTGATGAGCCCCGCCCCCAGCCACACAAGCCACAGCGAACGGCCCGTCCTGGGCAGCTCAGGTGCCCGCTCTTGGACTGCGGGGGCGTCGGCGGCCGGCGGCACCAGTTCGGGCTCGGGCGCAGCAGGCGGCTGTGTGGGCGGAATGGTGGGCGCTGGGGCTGGCGGACGCTGAACTGGTGGCTCTACTGGCGCCGTAGTGGTGGGTGGCGGCTGGGGCACCGTCGTCGGAGGCTGTGGCAGAACGGTAGTGGGAGGCGTGGCAAACCGGCATCCAGCGTTGTAGATGGCCTGGCCGGTGGCGTCCCAGTTCTGGCCGGACGTGACGCCCGCCACGGGAGGGATGATGTCCCCGGCGTGGCCCGAGTGGTCCTGGCCGTGGCCGGCCCCGTTCACAGCGTCGGCGTCCACCGTGATCTGGACGTACGGGTTGGTGGCCGAGGCCGTGGCGTGGCAGATGGTGACCTTGGGGGGAGGGGCAGCCGAAGCGAACGTCGCCGCCCCGATGAGGATGGCGACGACTCCTGCCGCCGACAGGATCTTCCTGAACATGGCCTACTCCGTGGGGGTGATGACTTCCACCAACTCAAGATGGAGGTGGTGTGTGATGGCTCCGGTCAACGCCCACTTGATGGCGGGGTGCCGGCGTCCGAGGGCCGTGAGTGTGGGCAGGCTGGGCAGGTGGGAGGTCCGCCCGCTGGCGATGGCAGCCACCTCGTAGCCGCACAGCGCAGCCACGACAAGGTGGCCGTGACGACCGAACAAGGGCCGACGAAGACGCTCAATCGTCATCTTCGTCGTCGCAGATCGGGCAGGACATCGAGGGGGTGTCGGCCTCGTAGTAGTTCGCTTGAGCGTTGAGGACCATGAGGTTGGCGACCGGTTCGGGCACGCCGCCCTGGATCAGGATGCCGTAGAAGGCCGCCATGTTCTGGGCGTCGGTCAGCCATTCGCAGTTCTCTTGGTCGAGCGCAGCGATCTTGGACGCCACGGCGATCTCCTCGGCGGTCAGTTCATCGCCCACTAGCACGACCTCACCGTCACGCCGGCCAGCCGCTTGTTGCCCTGGCTGTAGGACCCGCACTGGAGGCACTGGTACCGCTGGAAGGTGCTGATCTTGGTGCGGGCCACGCCCCTCTTGGTGAGGGCACCGGAGCCGCACGTCGGGCACGAGAAGTCGACGCCGCTCACGAGGTTCGAGGACGGGTGGCCCTTGATCCACGGTCGCAGCTCGGTGTAGAGCTTCTCGGTGAGGCGCACGTCTTGGATGTTGTACCGCTTCATCCGCCGCCACGCCTTCTCGTCGCCGGCCAGGCACTTCACCCACAAGCCGAAGCCCTCGTGGGCGGCCTTGTGGCCGATGCCCAGTTCGCCGGCCACGCTGTCGAGCTTGTTGGACATGAACCTGAACTGGGAGCGCACGGTGCGCCACAGGTCGATCTGAGCGTAGGGCGTGGGCGGCCCGAGCCCGCCGAGGAGGAACTCCCGGTTGATATGAGGCATGTCGAACGAGGTGCCGTTGTAGTGGATCACGGCGTCGGCCACGTCGAGGAGCGCCCACAGGTCGGCGAGCATCTGCTCCCGGCCGTTGCGCTCGTCGGTGTAGAACACCTGCTTCTCGTCGTACCACTTGGCGGCGAAGGACAGCATCCGCACGGGCTCCACGATCTGGTGGGCTCCGATATGTTGCTTGTGGATGCCCCACACCAGGGCTGTCGCTGGAGCTGTCTCAATGTCAAGGATCAGGAGACGCACTTAGAGGCCCGCTTCCGTAGGAGGTTGAGTCGATAGTGAGTATAGCACCGGCTACGGCTTGGGGCGGCTGGCGACGGGCACTCTGAGCACGCCTTGAAGTGCGCTTTCACGGCAGTCCTCGATGGCGGGGTCGACGTAGAGGTGGTAGATTGCGAGTCGCTCATCAGTCACTACTCCTGGGCCTGCGATGTCCCGGATGAACCGTTCGTTGGCAACGGCGAGCCGCTCGACGGCCGTGCAAGCCACGTTCACGCTGGCCTTCCGGGAACTGCGGATGTCCTGCACGTAGAGCACACCGACCACAAGGAGCACCACGACGCTCACCACTCCAGCGACGACGATCCACCCGAGTTGCCTGTTGAGCGCCTTGAGGTTCTTGTCGATGACCCCGAGATGCTCGGTGCAGACATCTAGAGTCTGGTATTCCGGTTCACTCACTTCTCTGCCGCCCTTCGTAGAATGTCTTGCCGTTCCAGTAGTCTATCAATAGTCTCACGCTGGTCGGTGATGGTCCTATCCTTCGTGGCTAGCCTGGCCTCAGCCCTCTCGGCCAGCGCCTTGTAGTGGTCAACGAGCTTGAGGGCCTGCGCCGTCACAGCAGCGATTTCGTCTGTGTTGTCGGACACGGCTCGGGACGACCGGGCCGTGATGAACCCAAAGACGCCAGCCACGACCGCTGTGAGCACACCACCGAAGGCGATGATGGAAGCAACCGCAAGTTCGACAGGCACGACTACCCCACGGGCCGCGTCGGCTCTAGTGCCCGGACTCGCTCTTTCAGGGAGGAAAGGGATTCAGTCTGTTCCGTGACGAACGCCTCAAGTTGCCGGGCGTTGTGAAGAACGACGGCCAGCGCAATGACCCCGGCCCCGGCCCCGGTCACCGCAATCGCTATCGCTAGTGAGGGGAGGGCAATGGCGACAATGAACGCCACCGCCCCGACGAGCCTCATTGCGTGGTCGGGAGCCCTGGCAGCCCCTCGCCGGGTGAGGGGAGGACGTTCAGCCTCGATCGGGCCACAAGCGTGAGGAAGTCGACGCCGGCCCCCGCTCCCGCCACGACCGCCGCCTCCAGGGCGCTGATGCCGATGACATCACTGACAGCCAGAGCGCCGAGGCCGGCGGCCACAACGGCCCAGAACAGTCGTTCGATCGTGTCACGCCACTTCACAGGGTCATCTCCGGGGTGGTAGTATGGGCTACAGGTCTGTGCCTAGTCTACCATTCAGACGTGGCCCAACGAGCAGAAAGGTGTTGCCTTCCTCGTCCTCGAAGCGCCTCGACCACTGGCATCCATGGAGAATCCACGGGGACGTGGCTGAGGCGAGCACCAGGATGTGGACTGGTTGGGTCATCGCAATGAATCCTTGAAAGCGACGACTCGATCCTCCAGCCACTTCCACTCGGCGAGGTTGCGGGCCTTCGGTGCCGGCACAGCACCGTAGTATCGGAACTCGCCTACCCTCGTTTGCGTAGCCATTTCGGCACCACCCTCAGCACGTCGTATCCATCCAAGCCGAGCAGTTCGAGGATCTCCCGCCGGTCACACTTCTCCCGGCACCCGAACCGAAACTCCCCGTCGTCGTCCGTGAACCACAGGTATGACGACGCCCGACAGGCCGGGCAGCAGGCCGTGGCGAACTTGCCACTCCACTCGTAGTCCCGGTCCCGGACCAGCCCAGCGCCGACCAAGGCGTAGAAGAACCGTTCGAGCGGCTCCATCTCCCACCTTGGCCGGCCCGAGACTAGTAGGGCTCCTCGTCCGAGTCCTGGGGCGTAGGGTCCACGTCCTGCCCAGCGGGGCCAGCGACGATCTTCACGCCCTTGAACTCGTTGGACACCCGGTCCTTCTCCTTGCCCCAGTTGCGGTGGCCCACCGAAGCGGTGAACTTGATGCCCTGGGCGAGGTTGGCGATGCTCTCGGCGTCCTCGCTGTTGGCGAGGAACTCCTCGGTGAAGCCGAAGTCCTTGAGCTGGCGGAACGAGATGGGGGCGGCGGCCTCGGAGAAGTAGAGGTTGGCCCACGACGTGACGTTCTTGGCCTCGTCGCCGTCCGGCAGCTCGTTGCCGTCCTCGTCGCCGATGACCTTGATGAGCAGGCCGATCGGCCCCTCCTCGGGGTCCTTGCAGTTGGTCTTGGTGATCTCCAAGAGGAAATCACCATCGGGGATGACGGTATCGCCCATCGCCCCGGACTCCTTGGCCTGCTTGAGCAGATCGCCGAACTTCATGGTTGTGTTGCCTTTCGAGGTTGAGTCGAATCCGACTCGGTTGAGTAGAACCTTGGCGGCCGGGAGGCAGGTGAAGCTATTGCCACACTACCAACGAGGGGGCGTCGGCCCTCCCGGCCACCAAACCTTGCTAGCCCTTGCGGGGCCGACCGACCGGGCGAAGCGTGCCTCCGGTGCGGAGCACGATGGATCGCACCGTGCCGGCGCTGACGCTGTACGTGTTGGAGATCGAAGCCACGGTGTCGCCGGCTGCGTAAGCGTAGGCGATCTTGCGGTCGGTCTCCACGGATGTCTTGCGGGGAGCTGCCATTATTCACCTCCCTGGAGGGCGAGGGGCTCGGCTGCGCCGAGAGCGGGCTGGGACTGGGCGGCGAGGGCCAGGTCTTGGAACGACACGCCCTCAAGTTCGATGCGAGGAACGGCGTACTGCCGGTTCGGGCCGCTCATCTGGTCGACACGAAGTATAGCATTGACGCTACACCCGTTCTCCAGGGTTGGCCGGATCAGCGAGATCACGCCGTCCAACTCCCCGGCAGCGATCACCGAGTGTGTGGTCAGCAGCCCCACGCCAGCGATCGGCACGTCCGGGCACGCCACGGTCAGGCGGCTCGTCGGCTTGCAGTCCCGCTCCTCGATGGGCTTGTCGGCCCCACAGGCGCACGGCTTCCCGTCGCTCATGGTCACGCTGTCGCAGCGCCGCTTGCACACGCTCCCGCCCCACAGCTCCATATGCTGGGTGAGGGTCTGGCCGCCGATGAACGTGACGGGCAGGCGGGACACGGGCAGGAACACCTCGTGCTGGCCGCCGCCGGGGCCGTCCGTCCACTTCTTGGCCCGCCCACCGTACACGGCGGCGAAGGCGTCCACGACCTTGCGGTTCGGGGAGGTCACC